GCTATACGCGGCCACCGATCCCGGATAGCTCAGCGGTAGAGCAATCGACTGTTAATCGATTGGTCGCAGGTTCGAATCCTGCTCCGGGAGCCAGCATTTTCAAGGGCTTAGGTGGAAATCACCTAGGCCCTTTTGCTTGGCCAGGTACGCGATAGGTACGCGACTCGCTCTCGTCACCGCCCCTCCCGCCCTAGGATTCGCGCTCACGCTATTCCATGCGCCCTGCCCGCTCGACGAATTCCTTGCGCCTGCGCAATGTAGAATAGACAAAGTTGCTCTAGATCTTGCATTAATGCCAATGATGTGATTCACCATTGCCATGTGGCAACCCGCGCATAGCTCCGGCGATCGCCGGCCCAACGCTCGCGAGCGGGGCTATTCGACCGCATGGGACAAGGCCCGCGCCAGCTTTCTCCGCATCCATCCCCACTGTGCCGAGTGTGCCCGCGAGGGCCTGATCGTCCGCGCCAGCGTCGTCGACCATGTCCAGCCGCACCGGGGCGATCAGCGCCTGTTCTGGTCTCAAGCCAACTGGCAGTCGCTCTGCGGCAACCATCACAGTTCGTGGAAGCAGCAGGTCGAGAAGCGAGGCTTCAGCAACCGTATCCGTGCAGACGGCCTGCCAAGCGACGCCAGCCATCCCTTCTACGCGACGCAAGGTGATCAGCCCTCGGATGACGACGCCCGCCAGCGGCCTCGCAAACGGATTCTAGAGGCATCGCCGCGTCGGGTGGGCGGGTCAAAAGTCGTCGATCCAAAGGGCGCCGGACCGCTTGGGTTCCACCGTGCAGAGTTAGTTTCGCCGCGGGGCCGTCGCTGATGGGCAAGCGGGGGCCTGGCGCGGGGCGATTGAAGGCGGCTCGGGAGGCTCTGCCGAAGCGGAAAGTGCGCCTCCCGTGGGAGCGGAAGGGCCTGTCGCGCGCCGATCGCGTCATCGCGTTCTTGCAGTTCCTGCCGATCACCAAGGGGCCGCTCGCCGGCCGCAAGATGAAGCTGCTCCCCGAACAGCGTGCCTTCGTCGAGGTGATCTATGGCGACCTGCGGCCGGACGGGACGCGGCGTCGGCGCATCGGCATCAAATCCGAGCCCAAAGGCAACGGAAAATCGGGTCTCTGCGCTGGCCTGGCGCTCTGCCATCTGATCGGCCCTGAGAGCGAGCCGCGCGGCGAGGTGTATTCGGCGGCCATCGATCGCGGCCAGGCCGGCCTGATCTTCAATGAGATCGAGGCGATCCTGATGCGCGTGCCGGCCTTCGCCGTGCAGGTGAACGTCCAGCGCTTCCTGAAAAAGATCGAGGTCATCGCCGGGCCGGCTTCCGGGTCGATCTATGAGGCGATGAGCGCCGACGCCCGCCGCGCGCACGGCCTGGCTCCTTCCCTCTTCGTCTACGACGAGTTGGCGCAGGCGAAGGACCGGATCCTGCTCGACAACCTGGTGAACGGGCTGGGCAAGCGGAAGGAAGCGCTCGGGCTGATCATCTCGACGCAGGCGCCCGACGACGAGCATCCGCTTTCCCAGATGATCGATGACGGGTTGAGCGGGACCGATCCGGCGACCTTCGTGCAGCTTCTGGCCGCTCCGATCGAGGCCGATCCCTGGTCGGAAAAGACTTGGCTCGCCTGCAACCCGGCGCTCGGAAAATACGTCAGCCTGATCGAGATGCGCCAGGCCGCCGATCGCGCGCGCCGCATCCCGGCATTCGAGGCCAGCTTCCGCAATCTCAGGCTCAATCAGCGCGTCGATGCGCGAGAGGAGGATCGCTTGGTGACGGCTCCAGTCTGGCGCCGCGGCGAGATCGCGGTCGACCGGGCGGAGCTGCGCGGGCGACAGTGCTTCGCCGCGCTCGATCTATCCGGAAAGCACGATCTGACGTCGCTGACGCTGGTCTTTCCCGACGATGAGGACGAGCCGGGGTTCGACATCGTGCCGTTTTTCTGGACGCCACAGGAACAGCTCTCACGGCGTAGGCCGAACGAGCAGGACCGCTTCCGCCAGTGGATTGCCGACGGCCATCTGATCGCCGTGCCGGGCCCGACGGTGAAATATGGCTTCGTGGCGCATCAGCTCGTCAAGCTCGCCGACGAGTTCGATATCGCCGTCGTCGGATTCGACCGCTGGAGGATCGACGACTTCAAGGCCGATCTCGCGGAGGTCGATCCCGACTTCCCGGTGCCGCTGGAGCCGTTCGGCCAGGGCTTCAAAGAGATGGGGCCGGCGGTGACGTGGTTCGCCGAGCTCGCGCTCACCGGCCGGCTTCGTCATGGCGGCCATCCGGTGCTGACGGCGGCCGTCGCCGGCGCGGTGATGGATTCGGACCCGGCCGGCAACCTCAAGATCGCCAAGGATCGATCGGCCCGGGGCCCGGTGCGCGTCGATGGCGCGGTCACGCTCTGCATGGCGCTCGAATTGGCGAAGCGCTTCACCCCTGAACCCAAGGTCGACTTCAGCGGCCTGCTTTCCCGGCCGGTGTTCGCATGAGCGTGCTCGCATACTTCAGGCGGAAGCTCCGCATGGACCAGCCTGGCGGATGGATCGGCGCGGGCGGCTCGTCGTGGTCCGGTGAGCCGGTCAGCGTCGATCTCGCCATGCAGTTGTCCGCTTTTTGGGCTTGCACGCGCCTGATCGCGGAGACGATCGCGACCCTGCCCATCATGGTGCTGGAGCGCCAGGCGGACGGCAGCAAGGCGTCGCGGCCTGATCACCCGATCTACGCCTTGCTTCACGATTCCCCGAACGCTGATCAGACAGCGACGGAATTCCTCGAGGCGCTGTTCTTGGCGCTGCTCACGCACGGCAACGGGTATGCCGAGAAGGTGATGATCGGCGATCGTCTCGTCGCACTTCAGCCGCTGCACGCCGACGCCGTGTCGGTCCACCGCGATACGCGCGGCGAGCTTCGCTATCGCTTCACCGATCGCGGCCAGGGCTATGACCTGCCGGCGGACAAGATCTTCCACCTGAAGGGGTTCGGCGCCGGCGGCGATCTCGGCCTCTCGCCGGTTGCCTATGCGCGGCAAACGCTGGGCGTCGCCATCGCCACCGAAAAGGCGGCCGGCAGCACCTTCGCCAACGGCATGAGGGCGTCCGGATTTTTCAAGTTCCCCAAATCGCTGACGGAAGAGCAGTACGCGCAGGCCCGCCGCGTGCTCGTCGAGCCCTACAGCGGCTCCAGCGCGACCGGCAAGGCCGGCATTCTCGACAGCGGCGTCGAGTTCCTGCCGGTGAACCTGCCGCCGAAAGACGCGGAAATGCTGCTGTCGCGGCGCTTCAACGTCGAAGAGGTCTGCCGGTGGTTCGGCGTCCCGCCCGTGCTCGTCGGCCATGCCGCCGACGGCGTGACGGCGTGGGGAACCGGCATCGAAACTCTGATGATCGCATGGCTGACGACCGGCCTGCGTCGCTACCTGGTCCGGTTCGAACAGGCCGCCCGGAAGCGCATCATCATGCCGGCCGAGCGCAACCTGATCTCGATCGAGTTCAATGTGGAAGGCCTACTGCGCGGCGATAGCGCCAGCCGCTCGGCCTTCATCAGCAGCATGGTCCAGAACGGCGTCTTCAGCCGCAACCGGGCTCGGGCCCTGGAAAACGAGCCGCGCGACCCGTCGCCGATGGCCGATGCGCTCACCGTGCAGTCGAACCTCGTGCCGCTCGACAAGCTCGGGGCCAGCACGCCCGACGCCGCGGCGCGAGACGCCTTCAAATCCTGGCTCGGCCTCGACACGAAGGAGATCGACCATGCGTGAGTTCGGCACGAAACGCCGCGCCTTCGAGGTGACGCTGACGAAGAAGGCCGGGGCCGATGGGGCCTTCGCCGGGTATGCGAGCGTCTGGGGCGTCACGGATTCCTATCGCGAGGTCGTCGCCAAAGGCGCGTTCGTCGAGAGCCTGGCGGAGACCTTCGCCAAGGGGCGCAAACTGCCGATCCTCTGGCAGCACAGGAGCGACGAACCTATCGGCGCATGGGACGTCCTCGAGGAAGACGATCGCGGCCTCTATGGCGAAGGCACGCTCTGGACCGACGTGGCGGCATACGCCCGGATCGCGCAGCGCGGCATGGACACCGGGGCGATCTCCGGCCTGTCGATCGGCTACTTCGTGCGCGAGGACAGCTTCGACGAGGTCTCCCGACTGCGGACCCTAAAGCGCGTCGACCTGCGCGAGATCAGCGTCGTCACAGACCCGGCCAATGACGAGGCGCGGATCGACACGATCAAGGCGGCTCTGGCCGCTGGCGAAAACATCACCGAACGCGACTTCGGACGGATCCTGCGGGAGCGGGGTTTTTCGAGGTCAGACGCCGACGCCATCGCTGACGTCGGGTTCAAGGCATGGGCTGCGGGAGCGGGCCGGCCTCTTCAGGCGAGCAACACCGGCGGCCTGGGCGATCTCGCATCGGCCTTCGCCGGCTTCACACTCCCGAAAATCTAGGAGCACCATCAATGTCCAGCCTTCACGACCGAAAGACCGTCC